AGGAATCTTGCACAGAAATCTACAAAAGAAGTGACAGGAGATATTGAGGTTTGGGCTGAAGACAGAAAGCTATATTTAGACTCACTCAAATCTTTCATATCAAACCCTGTTATTTCACTTCCTGTCGGATTTACCCCCTATGTGGCGGGGATATCTAAATCTGATTTAGAGAAATCTGCTGAAGATGCTGATAACCCTAGAACATCTTCTTTTCTTTACACTAATACTACAGAATGTGGGGAGGGTTTTAATGTCCACCCAATTAAGTATTAAAGCAAATAAAAGTGTGTGGGAAAAAATAAGGAAAAATTTTGCCGAACAGAATGAGAAAAAGCTTCACATGGGTTTTTTCCAAGAAGATTCTTACGGTGAAGATAATAATTACTTACCTGTTCCATTAGTAGCTGCTTGGCAGGATCTAGGAATACCTTTTGTTGATGGTGGGTATATTCCACCTAGACCATTCATGACTATAGGTTTACGAGATTTACTAAAGACTACGAAATACACAAAATCTTATAAGAAAGCTTTTCGCGATATTTTGAATGGAAGCTCCTACGAGAAACAATATGAAGTGATCGGTAAGAAAGTTGTTCCTGATATGGTGGATATTATCGATGAATGGGACACACCTCCTAACGCCCCAAGCACTGTCAGGATTAAAGGGGAAGATAACCCCTTGGTTGATACTGGTAAAATGAGAGATTCTTTCAAGGTAAAGGTTGAACGATAATGAGCATTCCTAACTTCTCTCTTACCAGAAAAGTACCAATAGTTTTTACTAGACAATCCCAAGGTGATTATAACGATAAAGGTGTTTGGGTAGATGGTACAGATGAGGTGTTTACAGCACAGTGTAATATTCAACCCTCTAATTATTCAAAAATACAGTCAATGCCTGAAAGTGACAGAACCGAAGAATGGCAAACCATATACACATCTACCCCTTTGAGAAAAAAGAAAGAAGGTATTGCTGGATATGCTGGTGATAGGTTTGAGTGGTTAGGTGATACATATGAAATACGTAAAACCAAACGTTACACAATGGGTATTTTAGATCATACAGAAGCAATGGCTGTAAGAATAGAATTGACTCAGGAGTAGTAAATGGCACTCTATGAAGATCTTAAAGAAGCTGTGCAAGAGATTGTAGAAAGTAGCTTGAGTCAATATCCAACAATTAAAGTCATTCATGCAAATCAAGGTAAGGCTGAGCCAACCGGAGATTACTGTACAGTTTCTATTTTAGCGATAGAACAGGTTGGTAGGGCTACTTACGATAATGATGTTGTTGTAGGTGATAACATTGTTGTTAATTCAATTGCTCCTTACGAACTAACCCTCTTAGTCAACTTCATTGGTAACACATCTGGAGATAAAGCTTATTCATCTCACGGACGTATATCTAATTCAATTGTAACAAAAGAACTTTCGCAGTCCTTAAACCTATCCGTAAAAAACAAATCTTCAGTTAGAAGAATACCCTATCTTCGCAACACGATATGGGTTGATGTTTTCAACTACACAGTTACTTTTAACTTCTTCGCTGGTATCACAGATTCAATCCCGTACATTAAGCAAGTCATTATGCAGAATGCAGATAGTGGCGAAATAATAACAATTCCAGAAACAATTTAACAGGAAACACAATGAGTGAATTAGATAATATTATCCAGATCACTATTAGACGGGATACTGCTTCTGTAGAAACAGCAGCGTTCAACATCCCCCTAGTTCTAGCAACATTTACAAACTTCAGTGAGCGTGTCCGCACCTACACAGATTTAGATGGTGTTGCAGAAGATTTCAACTCTTCTTCTAATGTCTACAAGATTGCCAGTAAATTGTTTGGTCAGTCTGGTAATTATGGAAGACCTCCATCTATTTTAGTTGGTCGTAGACAAGTCGATGAAGTGGACATCAGTATTCCAACCGTAGTAGTAGGACAAACGTGTAATTTAGTAATCAACGGTACAACTTACTCTTACACTCCTGTGAGTGGAGATAGCGCTTCTAACGTTGCCGCTGGTATTAAAACTCAATATGACATATCTCCAAAAGTTGGAGTTACTGTTACAAATAACTTAGATGGTACACTGACAGCAAGAGTTACTACACTAGGCACTGCTTGGTCTGTGACTGCATCTACAAACATGATCGTTGAGGTTGTAACCCCAACAGAAACTTGGGTGGATGCTAAAGACGCTGTTAGTTTTGTTAATGATGCGTGGTATTGTCTTGTTGCAGAAACTCATCTTGATGCAGATATTCTTGCACTGGCTGCATCTATTGAAGCAGAGAAAAAGATTTACGGAACCTCTACATCAACACTGGGGTCTAAAGCTTCTACAGTAACTGATGTAGGTGCTCTACTCAACCTTGCTGGTTACACACGTACTTTCATTACTTATCTTCCAACAGCAGATACAGAGTATCCAGAAGCTGCTTGGGTTGGTGGTATGTTACCTCAGATCGTCGGCGCTGCTGACTGGGACTTTAAACGTGTTTCAGGTGTAACTGTAAGTAAACTATCTGCTACAGAGATTACCAATCTTAAAAATAAAAGCATTAATCGTTACACTCGCGTCGGTGGACAAAATATCTTCCAAGAGGGTGATATGTCAGATGGTCGTCCTATCTATGAAATTATTATTAAAGATTGGATTGATGCAAGAATGAAGGAAGGTATTTTCTTCCGTTTAGTAAATAGCCTTAAAATTCCTTTTGATCGTAGAGGATTCTCTATTATTGAAAGTGAGATGCGTAATGTTCTTGCTCAAGGTATTGCTAATGACGCAATCGATAATATTAGTATTGACGTCCCAGATCCACTAGCCGTACCTGCCAATCTCAAATCTCAAGGTATTGCTGGTACATTTAAATTCACTGCACGTTATAAAGGTTCCGCTCGCGTAATCATTATTGACGGAACATTAACTGTTTAATTAGGAGAATATAATGGCAGATAATAATCTTGGTACATACTCTCCTGATGACTGTGTTGCAATTATTACTTACGGAGAGATTGCCCACGCTGTTAGTGGGTACGCTGAAGGTACTTTCATCACAGCAGAACGCACTAACCCTTATTCAACTATGGTGAGTGGTGCAGATCAGACAGGTTACCGTGTGTTTCGTAGAAATGACTCAGGGACAGTTACTTTCTCATTACATCAAAGTTCACAAACAAATGACTTACTGAATTCATTGTTAGAGCGAGATATGCAAACCAGAGACAATAGTGCTCTGTTTACAATCTCCGTTGTTGATGGTACAGGACGTTCACGATTCTTTGCTAAAGACTGCTTCATTGAAGGTAAGCCAGCAGCAAGCTTCTCCACTGAAGGTGAAAGCCGTGACTGGGTGATTACTTCTAACACCCTTGATATGCAGTTGGGTGGTAATGCCAAAATTGGTGCAGAAACTGTTGCTCAATTAGAAAAGCTTGGCTTCACTGTCCCAGCTCGTTGGAGATCATAAGGGAGCCTTGCGCTCCCTTTTCTTTCTGTGAGGAAACTTAAATGAGTTTATGGGCCTATAGTCCTGAAGATGTTCAAATTACAATAGGTAGCTTCTTTACTCTTGAAGGACTTGCAGCAGGGAAATTTGTAGAAGTAGCTAAAGATGTACTTCCCTATACTTCAGCTAGAAGCGCAGATGGAAGGGTTGAAAGAAAATACACAAATAATAGTACATTCTCTATAAGTTTAACATTGCTGAGGGCAAGCCCTTGTAATGATACTCTCATGAGACTTAGTAATCTTGATGAGATTACACAAAAGGGAATGTTTCCTCTGCTCATTAAAGACTCGAATGGTACAGGTTATTTCTTTTCCCCATCCTGTTGGATAGAAGTTATTCCCCCACTTACTTATTCTACTAAAGAAGATACTTGTGTTTGGGGATTACGTGCAGACAGTGGTGTTATAAATGTTGGAGGAAATGATAAGGTTGGTGTTGCTGAACAGTTAGCGAACTTACTTTTGTCAGGATTACCTCTAGTACAACAAGTGTTAAATACACCAACGAATACATAGGTTGTTAAATGTCAATAGTAAACACTTACAACCCATCAGATGTTTATTTGATAATAGCTGGACACATATGCACTGGCTGGAATGAGATCTCCATAGAAAAGTCTACATCCACTTTTAAATTTATAAAAGGGATAAGAGGTAAAAATACCCGTGTGAAAGACTTGGATACATCTGCAATAATAAACATCACACTTTTACAAACATCTCAGACAAACGATATATTATCTGAAATACACAAATTAGATATTGAAGAAGGTACAGGAAGACTAGAAATAGCTCTTGTAGATAAGTCTGGGACAACAGCAATCACCAGCATAGAAGCTTACATATTGACATACCCTAACAAATCTTTTAAAGATGAGTTTGAACCTGTTAGTTGGAGTATACAATGTCAGTCAACAAACGACTACATAATAGGTGGTAACACCTCTCCAGAGACTTCTGTAATAAGCTCTATGCTTTCACAACTTGGAATAAATTAATGAACATTCGTAAGACGAAAATTGTAACAGTAGGTAAAGAACCTAATCAAAAAGACTATGTAATTACAGAACTACCTGTACTTCTCCAGTTTAAATATCTCCCTAAAGTGGATAACTTATTTGACTTAACAGAAGCGGAACTCAAGGAGATTATCTGTAAAAGTATTTCAATTAGTGTTGATAAGTTTGATTCAGAGTTTAATGGTAAACTAACCTCAATTATGACGCTTGTACGGGAGATCGTTGATTTCAATTACGAAGATGTTTTTCAAGAACTCGTTTCAGAAGCTCAGGATCAAGAGACTCTAACCAACCTGTAACGAGAAATTCTAAAATACAAAGGTTAGAAGCTGAGTCCAATTTTCCTCTTGAAATAGTTAAATTGATGACCTTTGAACCTCCCCAACTAACATATAAAGATATTAAAGAGGGTGTGTACAACATCGCAGATATTTTTGACATGATAGAAATTGTGGAGATGAAGGAAGAATTGACAGCTATTTCAATAGAGACTCGGCAAAACAAAATAAACCAAGAGCAAGCTAAAGAACAAACTTCAAAAAGAAAGGGTAGGTAATGACTCAGACTATCGCTGATTATGTAGCATCGTTAAGATTAAGACCAGATCTTGCCTCCCTTAAAAAAGCAGATAGATTCTTTAGTTTGCTAGAGAGTAAGATTGCAAGATACACTAAAAAGATAAATAAAAATGGAAGTATTCTTGGTGTAGGGCAGACAGTAAAAGGGATAACTGCACTACAGAAGGCAGAAGATAAAAGAACTAAGGCAAGTATAAAGAACTCAGATCTTTATGCAAATGCTCAAGTCAAGGCTTACAATAAAGAATTGGCGGCAATACAACGCAAAGCCAGATTTGAGCATAAGGAATTAAAAGACAAAAAGTTATATTTAAAAAGATTAGCTATAACTCAAGCCAAAGCTGCAAGTAAGGTAGAAAAAGCTGTACGGTATTACAACCCGCCTGTACAGAAGGCTGTTAAACCGGTTAAAAATTACGGTAAATCCTCCGATTTAATGAATTCTCATATTTCAGCGTTTAGACAGAATCAAGCCACCCTTAGGCAGCAATTAATAGAAGATAAGAAGTTAGCTGCACAAATAAGGGCTGACAACAGAAAACAAACTGCAATGGACAAGATGCACGGACAAGCTCTTTACATGAACAGGATGTATGAACAACGAAGAAACTCCTCACCTACCAAACCTGTAGGTGCCTTCGCTGCTGGAAGTTATCGTAATATTGGAACTCTTGCTGGTGCAGGTATAGCTGGTTTCGGGTTAAACTCCCTAAACAGAGTTAGTCAAAGATTAGAGATGTTACCAATCTCAATGGAAGCTGTTGCTGGAAGCGCTGAAGCTGCTGCTGAGCAATTAAAATTCTTGGAAGAATTAGGTAAGAGAGTAGGTGCAACAAGATTAGAATTAGTTCCAGAATATACTAAGTTTTTTGCATCTGCAAAAGGTACTAAACTGGAAAACTCCAGTCAAATGATTTTCTCCAACCTGACAAGTTACGGAAAAGTTATGGGGTTAGATCAAGAGGAAATGAAAGGTAGTTTTCGTGCCTTGACTCAAATGATCTCAAAACAACAGATATATGCAGAAGAATTAAAAGGTCAGTAGATTTGCTGACGTTAAATCTATCTAACTGCGGGGAACACCTTAGAGCTTGAAGGTACTAACTTAATATGGTAACATAATTAAGGGCTACAATTAACTGTTGTAGGTAAAGTAAAAAGTCTTCAGGATTGGTCAATCCGCAACGAAGTTTCTACCAATCTCAGAATTTTAGTATGAGGGATAAAAATGTTAAAAGTAATAGAATTTGCAAAAAATTATAAGATTGACACAGAGGGTAATGTTTTTGGATTCAGGGGTAAAATGACTCCGATAGTCATGAAGTGTGGGTACTTGAGAGTTAAGCTTTCTTGTGATGATGGGAAGCAGAGGTCATTTCTTGTACATAGATTGGTTGCCTTAACTTTCATTAAAAATCCAGACAACAAACCTCAAGTGAATCACAAAGACGGGATAAAGTCAAACAATAACCTATCAAACTTAGAATGGGTTACTGCGGGAGAGAACCAGATCCATGCTTATGAGAATGAGCTTAAAATGTTGCCTAAAGGTGAGATAAATGGAAGAAACATCTTATCTGAACAAGAAGTTATTTCAATCTATTATGAGTTATTACAAGGTGCTAGAATTGTAGATGTCAGTAAAAAGTATAACGTTGAAAAAAGTACAATTGCTTCAATAAAAAGCAAGCAAAATTGGACACACGTTACTGCACAGTTGCCTGACATACCAATTAAGCCAAAAAAAGAAACAATGTCTGAATCTACTGTAAGGTGGATATGCAGTCAACTACAAGAAGGCGTAGGCCTTTCAGAGATCCGAAAACAGTGTGTAAACAAAAACTTCTCTTATGACAATCTATTAGATATAAAAAGAAGAAGAAATTTCAAACACATAGTTAAAGATTATATTTGGTAGAAAAACGTTCAACGACTAGAGAGAAATCTCGTAGCACCAAGTGGTGCGAAATGGTAGGCTCTTTAAAAAAGAGAAGATATAGTCTGGTCTGCATGGAAACATGCAGAAGTTCATAAGAGAACTGGCAGAGATTAACGACCTCTGTTGAACAAAACGTAGCTGAACGTATGCCCGCAGCGGTTCGTATCATGGCTGATGCAATGACTGGTGGTGACACTAAGAAATTGTTTAAGATGATGGAAGATGGGCAGTTAGATCCTAACGTAGCCTTACCTAAGTTTGCTATGGAGCTTGAAGCTAAAGCTGCTGGTGGTTGGTCTAAGTACAGTAAAACTTCTCGATATAAACAAAACTTGGCAAGTGTTGCGTTGGAAGATCAATTTTTGTTGATGAACCAATCAGGTGGTAATTCTGCTTGGTTTAAAGTTTGGAGTACGTTTGCTGATACCTTACCAAAAATGGCTCCGTTATTTAGAGCAGCAGGTCAAGGGTTTGATTATTTTGCAGACAAGTTTCGCGGTGTTGGGGATATTATCTCTGGAATAGGAATGTTCACAGGGCAAATTCAAAAGATGACCTCTTCAACCGAAGACATGTCCGCCAGAATAGGGCAGTTAGCCCCATTTTTAGCTGCTGCTTGGAAGAAATCCTTCGCCCCATTGTACGGAGCATATTTAATTATACAAGATATAGCTGGTTACAGTATGGGTATGAAGTCTGTAACAGGAATGGCTTTTGATTATCTTCAAGGTAAAGGGGGAGATAAACTTAATGCCCCAAAAAATCTGGCAAGAGTAAACCCTTGGCAAGGGCAATTAGCAGGTGGTGCAGTGTTTGCGGCTAAAACCAAGTACGAACAAACAGGTACGGGATTAGACGCACTGAGATACTACGGTGCAAGGGTTGGTAATGCTGGAATGGAGCACATGTTACGTCCAATTATTGATTTCTCTACTTGGGCACTTTCTCCAAATACTGAAGCTAATAGGATTAGACTAACCCCTCAGGCACAGATGGACTCTATCATAAACAATATAGCATATGGTGGGAATACGGGTGTTGGTGGATTACCTCCCATAAATGTGACAATTAATTCAGCCAACAACGACCCGCAGCACTTAGCTAACTTGGTAACAAAAGAAATAACAACTAGAACGATACCTTTCTTGCTCCGCAATAATGGAGAATAATCTTGACATTAGCTTTGCAATGGGGGTTTTATGATTCTCCTAATAACCCCCCTACAACTCAAGGATTTATTTACTTCGATGCTGTAACTTCTTTCAGTAGAAGTTACACAGGAAGTGTTAGTAAACATCCTATTGATGGTGGTGGTTTGATCACAGATCATTTCACTAGAGAAAAC